TACATCAGCACCAAATTTAATTTTAGTTGATTCTGATACTGGTGAATTAATTGATTCTGGATTACTTAAAGCTTCTTTAACTGGTTCATCAATTAATGAGGTAAAAATTGAAGTAGAACCCAAAGGTCTTCCAATTAAACCCATTACAATTAGATCGATTAATAATTCAAATTCAATATCTATAGATAAAGTTCAATCTTCTTCTTCAGGCATAGTTACATGTATATTAACTACTCCTTTAGCAGGGTTTACTTCTCCCCCCTTTGCGGTTGGGGATAAAATATACGTGGAAGGAATTGAAAAAATAGATTCTTCTGGTAGTGGATTTAATTCTTCAGATTATGGGTATAGATTTTTTACAGTAACAAACTATTTTGGATTAAACCCTGACAAATTAGAATTTAATATATCCGGACTAACAACTAATCCTGGAATAGCAAAAACTGTTCAAGAATCTTATGCGTCCATTACAAATTATAAAAATTATCCAGAATTTAAAGTTACTCAAAAGTTTTTGCCGTTTGTTATAGGAGAAACTTTATCTTCGAATAATGGATTTGGATTCATACAAAGAGATTTAATTGTTACAGAATGTAATAAAAATACGGTCAGAGTTTCTGGCAGTTATTCTCTTTCTCCTAAAGAAATTATAAGAGGATTAGAGTCTTCTAGTCAGTCTAAAATTGATTTTGTTAAGAGCAGTAATGGAATTTATAATATTAATCATTTTAATTCTCAAAATTTTGGATGGAATAATGAAACTGGAAATTTAAATGATAATTCTCAAGTAACTTCGGATAATGATTATTACCAAAATTTATCATATACTGTAAAAAGTAGAAAAACTTGGGATGAAATAGTAACACCTGTAAATAATTTACTACATACTGTTGGCACTAAAAACTTTGCAGATAGTCAATTAGAGCAAACCGTTCAATCTGGAATAGGAACTACAGAATCTACAGTATCATTAATTAATGTTTTTATTGAGGACAATAGGGTTGATACTATCAATAATTTAGATCTTGCTGTTGATTTAGATACTGTAGGAGATAAATCTAAATTTATTAAATTTTCCAGTATTAAACTTTCCGATTATGTTTTATGCAAAACTAACAGAGTTCTAAAAATAGATGATATTAGTTCTGAATTTTCAAGTCCCGAAGATGAAAGAGAGGTTGTATCAAATATTCTTCCATTAGTATCTTCAAATCAATTTAATAAATTTTTAGTTCAAATAAAAAACATATTTAATAATGAAATTCAATTTAGTGAAATAATCACTCTCAATAATAATCGAGATATTTTTACTTTAAATAAGGGAGATGTTACCACAGGAACAATTGGATATGGATACACATCCTTTGATTCAGATTTATTATTATCTAACATTAGGGGATATGTTGATGAAGATGAAAAATTTTATTTACGATTTGAACCAGAAAATCCTTATGATTATAATTTTGAAATTAAAATATTGCAAGATACATTTACAACAAAAACTGAAATTGGATCTACTCAAAGTATTGGATTTGTAGATTTAATCGCACAAAATAAAACTATCTTACCAGGAATAACAACTTCCATCATTAATTTAGATTCTACAAAATATTCTAGCGTCCATTCTACTATTCATGTAGTTAACAATGATGGAACAAACATGAATTATGTTGAAATTTATATGTCTCATGATGGTAATAATACTTATATTAGTAAATCTTATTTTAATGATGAAAATGTTGAAAGTTATGGATTTATTGGTTCATTTGGTTCTTCATTATCAAATGGAATTTTATCTTTAAATTATACTAATACAGAATCTGAAAATATAATTGTAAGATCTAAAAATGTAGGATTTGGAACTACTGCATTGGGTGAAAGTTTTTATAGATTTAAACTTGATGGGCAAATTCCAACATCAGAAAGAACTGTAGTATTTCAGTCTGATTTTCAAAATATTAGTAGTGGAATTGGATCTACAACTGTTTTTGTATTAGATAAAACACTTTTTACCTCCACAAAATCAATAATTAAAGTTGGAATGGGGAACACAAGTGCTTTACATCAAATATCAGCAATTCATGATGGCACAAATTCTTATTTGGTACAATATCCATTTTTATCTATTGGAAGCACCATAGGAATAGGAACTTTTGGTGCTGAACTTTCTGGAAGTAATTTTATAATTAAATTTTATGCAGATTCTACAATATCAGGAAATTTAGAAATACTCTCTTTTAGTGAAAATTTCTATACAGAATTAGATAATATAAACATTCCTCCAGATTTAATTTATTCACCAGTTAGACAATCCGTAAAAATTGCAAAATACTATGGATCAAACTCTGAATTACTTCCTAAATTAAATTTTGAAGCAAATTATGAAGAAAATCCAATATTTATGAAAATTTTTGATCCATCATCATCTTTGGATTTGTCCACAGGAATATGCACACTTACTAATCATTTCTTTAACACTGGAGAGCAACTAATTTACAGACCAAACTCAACTTTTATTGGTATTGGAACATCTGCAATAGGAATCGGCGCTACTGAAAATTATGCTGGTATAGTTACAACAATATTACCTGAAGTAGTGTATGCAATTAGAGAAACTAAGGACACTATTAAAATTGCAACCAAAAAAGAATATGCTGAAATGGGAATTGGAGTTACCTTTACATCAGTAGGTCTTGGAAATGCTCATGAATTAGAAATGTTTAAAAAAAATGAAAAGTCTTTGATTACAATCAATAATTTAACACAATATCCAATTTCTTACTCTAATATAAGTCACCATTTATATAATAATGGCGGTCAAATTAGTATAGCATCGACGATTTTTTCTCTGAGTGGAATTAGTTCTATTAATCCCGGAGATTTACTAAAGATAAATGACGAATATGTTAAAGTTACGAATGTTGGATTGGGAACTACTAATATTGGTCCAATTACTTTTACTGGCAATATTCAATTAGTAGAAGTTATTAGAGGATTTGTTGGATCTATTGCTGGAATTCATACTGATACTTCAATTGTTAATGTTTATAGGGGATCATATAACATTTCCGGAAATAAAATTTACTTTACAGAACCGCCAAGAGGTAATCAACTTGATTTAATTGGACCGGATGAAAGTGCTCTTCAAAGAGAAAGGGCAACATTTAGTGGTAGAGTCTTCCTAAGACAAGATTATACTTCAAATCAATTATATGATGATATTTCAGATCAATTTACAGGAATAGGTCAAACTTTTATCTTGACATCTCAAGGAATTAATACTGTTGGACTAGGAACTAGTGGCGGAAATGGAATTGTTTTTATTAATAATATCTTTCAATCTCCAACGACCTTAAATAATTCGGGAAATAACTACAATCTTAAAGAATCCTCCGGAATAACAAGTATCACATTTACCGGTATAAATTCTAACACTCAGTTATATACCTCAGATTACGATATTAACATGAATCAACTACCTCGTGGAGGTATAATTGTTTCATTAGGATCAACTTCTGGATTAGGATATGCTCCATTAGTAGGTGCTTCAGTCACTGCAATTGTTTCTGGAGGATCTATTGTATCTGTTGGATTAGGCACACAAGACATTATTGGATCAGGATATCTAGGAAATGTATCTGTAGAAGTAACAGAATCAGGTCATGTTGGTTCTTCAGCAACCATTACTGCTACAGTAGGTGCTGGGGGAACGTTATCTTTCAATATTATTGGGGGAGGTAGTGGTTACTCAAATCCAACTATCAATGTTTCTTCCCCATCATATGAAAATTTATCTATTGTTGGAGTCTCTCGATTAGGTGTAGGTGCAACTACAGATACTGGAATAGGATTATTATTAAATGTTGAAGTTGGTGCAAGTTCAACAACAGGAATAGGATCTACATTATTCGAAGTTTCAAAATTTAAAATTGTAAGAAATGGTTATGGATTTAGAAGAGGTGATGTATTTAAACCCGTTGGATTAGTTACTGCTAATGGATTGGAGTCGCCAATTAGTGAATTTGAAATTACAGTATTAGATACATTTACAGACTCTTTTGCTGCTTGGCAATTTGGGGAATTAGATTATATTGATTCCGTAAAAAACTATCAAGATGGTGTAAGAACAAGATTTCCATTATTTTATAACTCAGAACTTATAAGTTTTGAAATTGATGAAGAATCTTCCGATTCCCAATTAATTGATTTAAAATCAGTATTGGTGATTTTCATAAACGGAATATTACAAGAACCTGGAACTTCTTATGAATTTAATGGAGGAACATCTCTTATATTTACAACACCACCTAAACCCGAAGATAATATTGCAATCTTTTTCTATAGGGGAACCATAGGAGTAGATAGTGAACAAAAAGATATTAAAGAAACAATTAAAGTTGGTGATACACTACAAATTTTTAGTAATAATAGTAATATCGATAATACTATTACCCAAGATAAAAGAATAACTTATAATATTGCTGGATCTGATAAAGTTGAAACTAATTTATATAACTCTCAAGGAATTGATTCTAAAAATGAAAAACCAATTTATTGGACTAAGCAAAAAGTAGATCTTTTTATTAATGGAGATATTGTGTCCAAGTCTAGAGATTCTATTGAATCTCAAGTTTATCCTACTGCAAATATTATAAGAAATTTTGATGCTAGTGATACTGAAATATTTGTAGATGATGCTTCATTATTTGATTATGAAAATGAATCTCCAAGTTCTGTTCCAATCAATTTCGAATCTATTATTTTTTCAAATACAAATGTTGGCATAGCGACTACTAATTTTTCTTCTCAGTATGAAATTATAACTAACATATCTAATGTTGAAGGATTTAACGCCTCTATTGTGGGAATTTCTACGACAACTGGGGTAGGAACTCCTTTAGCAATTCAATTTACTCTAAGTAGACAATCGGGATTATTTCCAGATTTGCAAGTGGGATATCCAATCTATATTTCAGATACAAGAATTGGAAGTGGAGTTACTTCAATTGATACATCTGACACAGACACTGTTGCTATTAGTACATTAAATTTAAATAATATTTACAAAATTCATGCTTTTAATTCATTGACAGGTATCATAACTTGCAACGTTGCGTCAAATACTAATGTAGTAGGAATTGCAACCACAGGGACTCTAAATTATCCTGTTGGAAAAATGACTTGGGGTAGATTATCTGGATTCACTAGATCTTCATCACCAATATCAATTGCTATTACTCAGTATACATCTAGTATAGGCATAACTAGTGAGGGGTATAGTGCTGGTCTTTCAACATACCCAATTATACAAAGAAGAGGATTTGGATTGAGAAACACAGGATCATTAGTAAAAAAAGATAAAATTATAACATGATCTCATATAAATATAAAAAAATAGCGATATAAATGTCTGCACTTGTAACAGATCAATTTAGAATTTTAAATGCTACTAATTTTATAGAATCAGTAGACAATAATTCATATTACGTTTGGGTTGGATTAACCAATCCAACTAGATACACTGGATTTGGTAGAAATATAAACTGGGATGGTGGAGTTGGAGTAACAACAGGAATTGTACCGAACCCAATTGATAATTTAGATTATCTAACACAATATGAAGACACACTTCTTTTTGGAAAAAAAGTTACAACGGCAAACATACGAAGAGCTATAAAAAGAGTTGATTGGGCAAGGGGTAAAAAATATGATATGTATAGACATGATTATAGTATTAATAATCGAAGTCCAATAGCAAAAAGGGCAAGATTATATGATTGTGAATATTATGCCATGAATAGTGATTATAAAGTTTATATTTGTATTGAGAATGGGTCTAGTGGAATTAACACTCTGGGAAATCAATCTTTATATGAACCGACATTCACTGATTTAGAACCATCTATAGCAGAAACTGGCGATGATGGATATGTTTGGAAATATCTATTTACTGTTCCACCTGGAGATATTGTACAATTCGATTCTACAGAATATATTACATTACCTAACAATTGGAGTAATTCTATTGATTCTCAAATTGTTTCTGTAAGAGAAAATGGAGATTCGTCAATAAATGAAAATCAAATCAAAACAATTTATATTGAAAATCAAGGATCAAATTACGAATCCGGAGAAGTTGATATTTTAGGTAATGGTACAGGGGGAAGAGTGTTTGTTCAAACAAATGCTAATGGAGAGATCATAGATACTACAATAACTTCAGGGGGTAAAGGATATACATATGGAATTGTAGATTTAGGACCTTTACAACCATCTGGTAATATTCCAAATCCAGCAAAACTTATTCCAATAATTCCACCTTCTAGAGGTCATGGATATGACTTGTATACGGAACTTGGTGCTGATAGGGTAATGATTTACAGTAGATTTGATGATTCTTCTAGAGACTTTCCAATTAATACTAAGTTTTGTCAGATTGGAATATTAAAAAATCCAACAAAATTTGTAGGAATTGAAACTTTTACCGATTCTCAATTCTCAGGTCTTTATGCTTTAAATTTTATATCAGTAAACTCTACTCTACCAATTATTGGAGAAAAAATTACTCAATTTTCATCTGGAGCAGTTGGTTATGTTGCGTCATATGATCCGGATACAAAAGTTTTAAAATACTTTAGGGATAGATCTTTGTATTATGGTCCAACACGAGACCAGACAGATTATGTTGGAGTTTCAACTGGAGCAAATTCAAATATTGATTTTATCCGCACTGGGGGAAATATAGTTGGTGAAAGCAGTGGATTTGTTGGACAAATTTCATCCTTTACTGGATTTACAACAACAGTAAACAACTCAATTATAAATCTTGGCATATCATTTACAGATGGTCTTGCAAATCCCGAAATAAATAAAAAAACAGGGGATATAATTTATATCGATAATAGACCTCTTGTATCACGTAATGTCAGACAAAAAGAAGACATTAAAATTATCCTGGAATTCTAACAAATGGCACAAAAAACAAATTTAAATGTAAATCCTTACTTTGATGATTTTGATGCTGAAAAAAATTTTTATAAAGTTCTTTTCAATCCAGGAAAACCAATACAAGCAAGAGAATTAAATAATATTCAATCAATTTTACAAAATCAAATTGAATCATTTGGTAGTCATATTTTTAAAGAAGGATCTGTAGTAATTCCAGGAAACTTAACTTATGATTTGCAATTTAATTCTGTCAAATTAAATTCAAGAAATTTTGGAGTTGACATTTCACTTTATATTGATCAATTTGTTGGTAAAACAATTACAGGACAAATTTCTGGGGTAACTGGAGTTATTCAAAAAGTAGAAATACCAAGTTCAATTAATAATTTAGAATATGTTACATTATACGTAAAATACATTAATTCTGGAGAAAATTTTACAATTACTCCATTCCAAAATGGAGAATCATTAGTCTCTAATGAAAATGTTATTTATGGAAATACAACTATTGTAGCAGGAAGTTCTTTTGCATCTTTAATTTTTACAGATGCGACTTCTGTTGGATCTGCAGTTTCTATTGATACTGGAGTTTATTTTGTCAGGGGAACTTTTGTAAACGTTTCAAAAGAAACAATTATTTTAGATTATTACACTAATACTCCATCTTACAGAATAGGACTTAAAGTATCAGAAGAAATTGTAACCGCAAAAGAAGATTCTTCACTATATGATAACGCAAAAGGATTCACTAATTATTCAGCACCTGGTGCTGATAGATTTAAAATTGGATTAACATTAACTAAAAGAGCGATTGATAGTGCAGACACTGATGTAGATTTTATTGAACTACTGAGAATAGATAATGGTGAAGTTAAAAAATTCAATACAAATACAGAATACTCAGTAATTAAAGATTATCTAGCGCAACGAACTTTTGATGAATCTGGAAATTACTCAGTAAGTCCATTTAAATTATCTTTACATGATTCTTTAAATAACAGACTTGGTAATAATGGACTATTTTTTGATGGGCAAAAAACAGAAAATGGAAATAATCCATCTGATGATTTAATGTGCATTAAATTATCACCAGGAAAGGCATACGTGAGAGGATATGATATTGAAAAAATTTCTACTACTATTTTGGATATACCAAAACCTAGAGAAACTCAAAATGTAGAAAATATAAGTATCCCATTTGAAATGGGTAATCTACTTAGAATTAACAATATAACTGGATCACCGAGACAAAATCAGTCAATAGAGTTACACTCAGTTAGAAGAAGTGCATCGGGATATCCAAGTTCTACAACTAAAATTGGAGATGCTAGAGTTTATAATTTCAGACTTACAGATGCTGCATATTCATCAGAATCTACTAATTGGGATTTATATTTGTATGATATTCAGACATATACAAGTCTAACTTTAAATCAAGCATTAACCGGATCTCAATTACCTACAACATCTTTTATAAAAGGAAAAAGTAGTGGTGCAAGTGGATACGCAGTTTCTGCTGGAAATGGAACAACTGAAGTTAAAGTAAGACAAACTTCTGGATCTTTTATTAAAGGTGAGCAAATTATTATTAATGGTCTAGAATTATATCCAAGATCAATTTCTAATATTGTAGTATATGATTCTACCGATATCAAGCAAGTTTATCAATCTACTTCAGCGTTCATTGGCGATTCAGTTTTATCAAAACAACTTCCTATTGGATTTAATGCTGCAGATACAGTCAATATTACTGCGGATGGTGTAGTTACATCTCCAGGAAAATTTTTTAACACAATTAAACCAGGAAGTGTTATTAGATATCAAACTACCGGATCTGTAGAAAATTTTAATATGGTTAGTTCTGTCAGTTCAACTGGAAATTCTATGACAGTTGTTGGCATTTCAACTGTTCCTGGAGTTTGTAATGGTGCAATTGGGGTATCAACAAATGTATCATTTAGTATTGGTGCTCCTACAATTAGAAATTTGGAAAAGGGATTTTTATATGCAGAAATTCCAAATTCAAATATTTCATCAGTAAATTTAAATAATTCAATTTTAACTTTTAGTGCACAATCAACGAGCTCAAAATCATCAAGTAGTCCAATTGTTTTATCAGTATCCGATTTTTCATTACCAACGACAGCATTGTTCCAAAGTTTTGATGAAGAACGATATTCGGTTCATTATACTGATGGAACTACACAACCATTAACATCTGATCAGTTCTTTTTATTAAATAATACAGTTACATTATCAAATCTTATACCAGGAAAAACTACATCATCTATTAATGCAACATTTATTAAGACAGGTGTTCAAAGTAAGAAAAAGCAACATAATAGAAGTCAATCAATAAATATAATTTATTCAAAATATTTGGAGTCTGGTACAGGAATTAGCACTTCTATCAATGATGGACTTGAATACAACCAATACTATGGATTAAGAGTTCAAGATGAAGAAATTTCACTCAATTATCCAGATGTTTCTAATGTTTTAGCAGTTTATGAGTCATTAGATACATCAAATCCTACTTTGGACACTATATCATTTAGTAGCATATTAAACATTGGGGGAAATGCCATTGTTGGTGAAAATATTATTGGATCTGAAAGTGGATGTTTAGCGAGAATTGTAGCAAAATCTTCAAATAGCGTTGAAGTAGTATTTTTAAATTCGAATAGATTTCTTTCAAACGAAAATGTAACATTTAAAGAATCGAATATTGTAGGAGAAATTGACACAATAATATTAGGAAACTATAACGATATTACTAATAGATTTAAATTAGATAAAGGACAAAAAGAACAATATTATGATTATTCTAGAATTAAAAGAAATGAAGGTGAATCAGAACCATCTAAAAGATTATTGATTGTTTTTGACTATTTTAGTGTTCCTAATAGTGACAATGGTGATGTATTTACAGTATTAAGTTATAATAAAGAGCAGTTTTCTAGTGATATTCCAACAATTGGTATTAGAAATGTAAGAGCATCTGATACTCTTGACTTTAGACCAAGAGTATCAGTATTTTCTGGTATCAGTTCTTCACCATTTGATTTTTCAAATAGAGACTTTAGTTCTCCTATTAAATTGAATTTGACACCAGATGAAAATGCAGTTATTAGTTATGATTACTACATTGGAAGAATAGATAAAGTTTATCTTGATAAAAGTGGAGAATTTGTTTATGTTCAAGGAACTTCATCATCAAACCCAAATTCTCCTATGAAAATTGATGATGTGATGGAAATTGCATCGATTAATCTTCCCCCATATTTGTATAGTCCAAAAAATGCATCAATATCTCTAGTTGATAATAGAAGATACACGATGAGAGATATTGGTATAATTGAGAATAGAGTTAAAAATCTTGAAAGAATAACTTCATTATCTCTTTTAGAGTTGAATACACAAACACTCCAAGTGCAAGATTCCCAAGGATTTAGTAGATTTAAAACAGGATTTTTTGTAGATGATTTTAAAAATTATGAAAGAATAAATTTAAATTCTTCACTTATTGAAATAGATAGAGAACTCCAAGAGATGAGACCTATTATCTCTAGAAATAGTCTTAAAAATTATCTTGCACCAGCAACAAATGTGTCAGATGAAGAAGTAGACTTATCTATTAATTATCCATTGATAGATTCAAATGTTCAAAAAACTGGAAATACAGTTACTCTTAAATATACTCCCGAAAAGTGGATTGATCAACCTCTTGCAACACAAGTAGAAAATGTTAATCCTTTCCATGTAATTTCATACAAAGGATCTATAATTTTATTTCCCGAAAAAGATAACTGGGTAAGAACTATACAATTACCAAATAAAACAATATCTGTTACTGATTTTGTCTTAGTTGAAAGAGATCAAGTTCTTTTGGCTGATAGAACTGATACAGTAGACAATGGTGATCAAGCAAGCAGAACTGAATTCTCAACTGAGTTTTCTCAAAATGTAACTGAAACTACATCATCATCTACTAGAACTAATAGTATTACAAGATTGGTAGATACTAGTATAGAAGAATATATGAGATCACGTAATACATTATTTGCTATTACGGCATTGAAACCATATACTAGATATTATCAATTTTTGGATGGTAATGGTTTTGTTGATTTTGTGCCAAAATTAATTGAAATTGCAAATAGTCAATCTTTAGAAAATTATGGATCTTCATCAGCATTTATTATCGGAGAAACTGTTATTGGATATGATAATCAAAACAATAAAATAATATCATGTAGGGCAATAATGCCATCCCATAAAATTGGACCTTTTAATGCACCAACCACCAAATACACAACAAATCCATATTTCAGGGATGAAACCTTACCAGATTCTTACAGTCCATCTTCAAAAGTGTTAAACATTGATACTTATTCATTAGCAGAAGAAGCACAAGGTCTTTATTCTGGTTATCTTGTAAAAGGAGCGAAGCTTGTAGGACAAACATCCGGATGTGTAGCTTATGTAAAGGACTTAAGATTAATCTCAGATAATTATGGTGATTTAGGTGGAACATTTTTCCTTCGAGATCCAAACACATCCCCTGTTCCAGATGTAAGAATTAATACAGGAACTAAAACATATAAAATTTCATCAAGTCCCACAAATGAAACTGCTGTTTCGGGAAGCACTACAGTTTCGTCCGCAGAAGCAAATTATGTTTCTGAGGGAACATTAGAATTATATGAAACAACAATTACAAATACAACAACAGTAACGACAAATAGATTAACAACTACAAATGTAACCAGAGTAACTACCAACTTTGAGCAAACTCAATTCCCAGAACAAAACAGAGGGGGAGGAAAAGATCCTCTTGCTCAAACATTTACAGTCGATAAAGATGGAGGATTTTTAACAGAAATTGATCTGTTCTTTTATAAAAAAGATAGTGGAAATAATCCACTTACTGTTCAAATAACAACTGTAGAATTGGGAACACCAACAACAACAGTAGTTGGAAACCCAGTCACTTTAAGGCCAGATCAAATTCAAACTTCAGAAGACGCAACAGCGATAACAAAAGTAACATTCGATTATCCAATATATCTTTCTCCAGGTTTAGAATATGCTATTGTTTTATTATCACCGGAAAGCACCGAATATGAAGTTTTTATTGCTGAAATGGGTAAAAAAACAATTCAATCAACTAATCTTCCAAATTCAGATGCTGTTTTATATACTCAGCAATTTGCTATGGGAAGTTTGTTTAAATCACAAAACGGATCTATTTGGACTGCAAATCAATATCAAGATATGAAGTTTACTTTATATAGAGCGAACTTCGTTACTAACACTCCTGCTACTGCATTTTTCTATAATCCAACATTAAATGAAAGTAATGGATATATTTCAAATCTCCAAAGTAATCCATTGACAGTTTTGCCAAGACAATTAAAAATTGGTATTACAACTACAACCAATCCTACTATGGTGGGAATTTTGACCTCAGGTAGAAAAATTAGTGAAAGTGCAAAAACATATAATTACGGATACATTGTAGGAACTGGTTGCTCAGTATCTTCTGTTGGAGTTACAACTGCAGGATCTAATTACGTGACAGATACAAATGTTTCAACTTATAATATTATTGGAAATGGATCTGGTCTTACATTAAATATAACAGCGTCTTCTGGGCAAATTACTACTGCTTCAATTGTAAATTCAGGCAACGGATATGCTGTTGGAGATGTTGTTGGTATTGTAACTTCATCAGTTTCAAGTAATAGTGGCAAAGATGCTAGAATCACAATTACTGGAAATAGTAATGGTATTGATACATTATATTTAAATAATGTGCAAGGAGAATCGTTTACTACAAATGGAACTTCAAATCTAATTTATTTTGATTCTTCCAATAATTCAGTTTCTCTAGGAAATACATACATTACAAGTTCAACACCTGTTGGATCTGCTTATGGTGGAAATTTTGTTAAAATAAATCATTTTAATCATGGGATGTATGCAGCAAATAATAAAGTTGCAATTAGTGGCGTTTTCCCAACTACATTACCAACTACTCTATCTCAAAATATAACTGCATCTTCAACCTCAATTTCTATTGCTAGCACTACTAACTTTGGAACTTTTGAAGGCAAATCTGTAAATGGAACAAATCCTGGATATGTAATCATTGAAAATGAGATTATTAAATATGAAGGTGTAGGTTCTGGAACTTTAGAAACGATAACGAGAGGACAATCTTCTACTCTTGCTTTGCCACATTCAATTAATGTTCCAGTGTATAAGTATGAATTTAGTGGAGTATCTCTGCAAAGAATCAATACAACTCATGATATTAGTGATTTTGGATTAGATATTGATAATTATTATATTGAAATTGATAGAACAAGTAACGGCGTTAATAGAAATGTTGATAATACTCCATCCGGATATCCACAATTATCATTTACATCAGAAATAACATCTGGGGGATCTAAAGTATTTGCTTCAGAAAATATTCAATATGATGCTATAATTCCATTTTACGATATTGCAATTCCAACCTCAGCAACTTCAGCATCTGCTAAAATTAGAACTGTTAGCGGCACAAGTATTAGTGGTAATGAAGTTTCATTCCAAGATTTAGGGTATGAAAATGTTCAGATTAATTCTTTAAATACACTTTCTTCTACTAGAATTGTTGCTTCTAAAGCAAATGAAAATACATTTTTATCTGCCTTACCTAGAAATAAATCATTTACTACCGCATTAACTTTATTATCAAGTAATAAGTATGTTTCTCCACAAATATTTTTAGATACTTCATTTACAGATTTTCATAGCAATAGAATTAATTCACCAATAAACAGTTATCAGCAAGATGGTAGAGTTAATTCTATTCTCGAAGATCCACATGCCGCTATTTACATTTCTAACACGGTAAGATTGTCTCAACCAGCAACTTCACTCAAAGTAATTGTTTCCGCTTATAGACATTTTTCAGCAGATTTTAGAGTTCTTTATAGTTTAATAGGGGCAAATTCTAGTGAGGTTGAGCAATCATATGAATTATTTCCGGGTTATGATAATTTAACCATTGATAATAATAATGATGGATATCCTGATGTTATTAATCCCGCAAATAATAGTGGATTGCCAGATATTTTTGTTCCTGCAAGTAAAGCAAATCAATTTTTAGAGTATGAGTTTTCGGCAAACAATCTTAGACAATTTAGTGGATTTACAATAAAAATTGTGATGTCTTCAACAAATCAAGCATATCCCCCTAGATTTAAAGATTTAAGGAGTATTGCAATTAGATGATGATACCAGTCAAGGGACACCCAAATTTATATCGTGATGAAAAATCTGGAGCAATTATAAACTGCGATAATATTGCTTATAATCAATATGTGAATAGTTTAAATAATCGAGAAACCCAAAAAAATGAACTGAATAAAATTAAACAAGATATAGACGAAATTAAATTTTTATTAAAGGAGATACTCAATGAATCCAAATGAAATAACACTTGAAAGTGTTGATAAATTATTTGAATATGAAAAGCACTCAAGATTTATCGATGAGATGGATTATGAACAACTAAAAAATTTTTCAAAGTTATATTGCAAATTATATTTGAAGCAACAAGAAACCATTAAATCTTTAGGATTAATTTAAACATAAATAAAAAAGTAAATCTTATAAGAATAAATGGCCGCAGTATATGTAAATAATTTAGTCGTAAATTCCGGATCTGACTTTAGTCAAACATTCACTTTAGAGGGATCTACTAACAATTCCCCATTTGATTTAACTTCATATACTGCTGCTGCTCAAATGAGAAAATGGGCAGGCAGTTCTACATCAATAACATTTACTACTACAATACCAATACCATATAATCAAGGAAAAATACTTTTGGAATTATCTTCGGCACAAACTGCCAACATAAAACCAGGAAGGTATGTATATGACGTGGTTATCACTGATCAATTTAATATTAAAAACAAAGTACTTGAAGGAATGGTTTTAGTTCGTGAAGGAGTTACTAAATAATGTCCGATATAAAAGTTAGAGTAGGACAACAAAATTCGGTAAAAATTGTCACCAGTGTATCCGGATCTGCTGGAGGTAAATCAATACAATCAGAAAATGTTATAGGTGGAATTGCATCAGTAACATCATTAAGTGTAAGTGGAATCTCCACCTTCGTTGGTCTAGCAACTTTCTATAGTGATGTTTACATTCAAGGAACTATTACTGCAGAAGAAATAGATGGAGGATTTTACTAATGGCAAAACCGACAAGCAGACAACAGTTGATTGATTATTGTTTGAGAAGATTGGGAGCTCCTGTTTTAGAAATTAACGTTGATGATGATCAAATTGATGATCTTGTTGATGATGCTTTACAATATTTTCAAGAAAGACACTTTGATGGTGTTGAAAGAATGTATTTGAAATATAAATTTACTCAACAAGATATTGATAGGGGAAGAGGAAGGGGAACAAATGGTGTAGGTATTGTAACTACAACTGGAACATCTAATATTAGTGGAATTGGCACAACTAGTTTTAATTTTTATGAATCTTCAAACTTTATTCAAGTTCCAGATTCTGTGATTGGAATTGAAAAAGTTTTCAAATTTGATACTAGTTCCATTTCTGGAGGAATGTTTAGTATTAAGTATCAATTATTTTTAAATGATCTTTATTATTTTAATTCGGTTGAACTTTTACAATATGCAATGGTTAAAAGTTACTTAGAAGATATTGATTTTTTACTGACAACCGACAAACAAATTAGATTTAATAAGAGACAAAACAGAATGTATCTTGATATTGATTGGAATGCTCAAAGTAAAGATACTTATATTGTAATTGATTGTTATAGAATATTAGATCCTAACGACTTTACTAAAGTTTATAATGATAGTTTTTTAAAAAGATATTTAACTTCTTTAATAAAACGACAATGGGGACAAAATTTAATTAAATTTAGAGGAGTTAAACTTCCTGGTGGAATTGAATTAAATGGTAGAGAAATTTATGAGGATGCTGAAAAAGAAATATCAGATCTAATGCAAAGGATGTCTATGGATTATGAACTTCCACCTTACGATTTTATTGGATAGTAATGGCACTCAATCCTTTTTTTTTACAAGGTTCTCCAGGAGAACAAAGATTAGTACAAGATTTAATTAATGAACAGTTAAAAATTTATGGAATAGATGTAATTTACATTCCCAGAAAATTTGTTAGAAAAGAAACTATTATTAGAGAGGTTACTTCATCTAAATTTGATGATAATTTTGCAATTGAAGCATATGTTAATACTTATGATGGTTATTCGGGGCAGGGCGATATTTTATCAAAATTTGGGATGAATTTGAAAGATGAATTGAGTTTAATTATTTCAAAAGAAAGATTTGAAGATTTTATATCTCCATTTATTGAAACTGGAAGTGTAGATGAAATAGAAGTTTTTACAAGACCTAGAGAAGGGGATATAATTTATTTTCCCTTAGGAAGAAGAATATTTGAAGTTAAGTTTGTTGAGCATGAAGTAAATTTTTATCAACTTGGCAATCTTTATGTTTATGAATTAAAATGTGAACTATTTGAATATGAAGATGAAATGGGTGGATGGAACAATATTAACACTACAATTGAAGAAATTGATACCACATTAGAAAATGTTGGATATATCACAAAACTTCAACTAATATCTTCAGGAACATCAGCAACAGGAACTGCTTCAACTACTACGGGATATATTAGAAAAATTATAATAACAAATGATGGATATGATTACACCTCAACCCCTAATGTAGCAATATCATCTGCTCCAAACGGGGGTGTAAATGCCACTGCAGTTGCTATTACAACTTCAGTTGGGGGTGTTTATTCGATTAAAGAAATTTTACTAACTAATACTGGTGCAGGATATACAGTATCTCCTACAGTAACAATTACTGGAGGTGGTGGATCTGGTGCTAGTGCAGAATCTAGTTTAGTCACCGGTTATGCAGGTATTTCTAGTGTAACAATTACAAGTGCAGGTTCTGGATATCCAATTTCACCACCAATTGGATTTGGCACTCCAACAGTAGGATTAGCAATAACTGCTGTCGGTAGAGTTATCATTAATACTTCTGGAAATGTTACTGGAATTTTATTATCAGATGCTGGCATTGGATATACATCAAGTCCAGTGGTAACAATTGGATCTCCACCAATTATAACTGGAATTGGAACTTTTATATTCAATGAAGTTGTAACCGGATCGATTTCACAAACTACGGCGAGGGTAAAAACTTGGAATAAAACTACCAATGTTCTTAAAGTTGGGACAACAAACGGAGAATTTGTTCCTGGAGATATTATAGTTGGATCTTCTTCTTCTGCCAGATATTGCGTTGATTATATAGATGAAGCAAAATTTGATGATAAATATGAAGATAATAATCAAATTGAATTAGAAGCAGATAATATTATAGATTTTTCAGAGTCAAATCCATTTGGTAACTATTAATGTTAGGAAATTACTTTTATCATAAAATAATCAGAAAAACTGTTACCGCTTTTGGAACACTTTTTAATGAAATTTATATTAGACATTTAGATTCTAATGATCAAACATATAATGAAATGAGAGTTTCATTAGCGTATGGTCCAACACAAAAGTTTCTTGCAAGATTGCAACAGCAGGCAGACTTAAATAAACCCGTAGCAATTACTCTTCCAAGAATTTCTTTTGAAATGACATCTATTCAATATGATGCTACCAGAAAGGCAAACATTACACAAACATTTAAAGCATCGGATGGGACAAATTTAAAAAAAGTTTATTTGCCAGTTCCATATAATATTGGATTTCAGGTAAATATAATGTCCAAATTGCAAGATGATGCATTACAAATAATAGAACAAATATTACCATATTTCCAACCCCATTTTAATTTGACAATAGATTTAGTATCATCTATAGGTGAAAAAAGAGATATTCCTATGATTATTGATAACATACAAATGAACGATAATTATGAAAATTCATTTGATGAAAGAAGAATTTTAATATATACAATCAATTTTACTGCAAAAACTTTTATGTTTGGTCCAGTTGCAGATTCTTCAGATGGATTGATCAAAAAAGTACAAGTGGATTATTATTCGGATACAGATATTGCAAATTCGACAAGACAATTGAGATATGTAGCGACACCAAAAGCATTAAAAGATTATAATAATGATTCAACCACATCTTTAGTCGAAAACATAAATGACAAAAAAACCATATTCGAAGTGTCAAATGCTTCATTGATAACAAATAATTCATATATACAAGTAGGTGATGAAGTTATGTTTGTGAAATCTATAAACAATAACACATTGACCGTCATGAGATCAGAAAATAATACAGTAGCAGAAAACCATTTTGAAGGTGATGTTATTAATGCGTTAACTGTTGCG